ATGGCCTTTACTCCGATACCGTTGCCAGTGTTGGCTGCGATAACTCCGGAGCAAGCTGTTCCGTGCTTTTCGAATTCTGAAATAGGATTAACGTCAGCAGCGTCAGTCACGCAGTTCCAACTAGCAGAGCTAATCATACCAGCCAAGTCCTCGTGGTTTGTCTCGCAAGCAATGTCGAGTACGGCCACGTCACCAACGAAGTCTGTGTTGATTTGATCCCATGCCTCTTGACACTTCATGTTTGGAAGATGCCAGTGTGCAGAGTATTCGTACTCAGCGTGTGCAGTCATAGACACGATGTAGTCAGGCTCCACGCTAATGAAATGACCTGTAGCCATAAGGCTGCCGTAGAATGAATCGAATGTGGCGAATGCTGGGGTTTCCACGAAGAATGTCTTGGACATTTCAAATGAATCCTTCACAACGATACCACTAGCGGCAAAGTACTTTTGCGCCTGATCAAAGTCCTTGGCAATTACAATCGCCATACCTGTGTCGATGTGGTCAAGCGATTCGTCCACGCTGTTAGACTGAGATACCTTGGCAGGATCTGGAGTTACTGGTTGCTCGTCACGGAACACGATGATGCCAAATGGCTCATGCACCTCAACCACGTTCGGTTTGTTTTTGTTTTTCTCAAAGGACGCCTTGTCCTTGAATTTTACTGAATTTAAACTCATTATTTTGTTTTTATGTTTACCCTCTAAAACGAGTGGCTTTCTTCCACCTCGTTATGTGTGTATTCTTGGATAATGGTCTTATCTTGATGTAAACCCCGTCTCGTGAACGGCTGTCTCGCATCCCCTGCTCGTTTGTGTTTCCCTCAATCGTCCTTATGGAATGCTCGCCAATCCTGTCTACAATCCCGGTATGACCAATGCCCTTAAATCGTTTGCCCTTAAAGTTAGAGTACGTAAATGTAGCAACAAGAACATCGCCATCTTGGAATAACCTGTAAAATTTACCGTCAGTGAAGACAACATCCTGTTTATTGTAAGCCGTTGGTGACCAGCCTGTTATGTTGCTTGGTATTCCACATTCATCCAAAATGGCCCTGACAAAATAGGCACACCAAGCATGACCGGGTTTCCACCCTACAGCAGCCATCATCTTCTGGAGTTCTTTATCTCCAAAGCCTTGGTTGTTGCCTCCCTTCTCCTTTACTCCGACAAAAGATGCGGCAGTGGCGCGGACGCAGTAGCCGTCATTATCAGCCACAATGTGAATAGGAAGAGCAAGAAAAGCCCAAAGTAAACAAGTAGATATAATTTTATTCTTTCCCATGGTGATGCGGAATATTCAACCTCTTTCTTCGCCTCCTTGGAGTAGAAGTAGTTCTGTATTCCACGGAAGTTCATGAACGATCCTAGGAACACCACAAAGTTACCAATAATCATGATAAGTACGGCAAGAAGAACCTGCTGTATGTACTCCGTGGAGATGAGTCCGTCGCCGAAATATTCCGCGCTGTAGGACCCCGCGAGTAGGAATAAAAAGAACGCTAGGGGGATAGTCCATATCCCGTCGAAGAGTTGAAGTTTGCGAAGAATCTTTTTCATATAAGCGTTAGGTTTAATTGAGCTGCCGCAAGCGTGTAAGCCTCTGAATTAGAGTCGCCGCTGCTTCCCCAATCAATGTAGGTCTGGTCTTTAAAAAATATTTGCCCTTCATAAATAGACGAACCATCTACATCCAGTAGCTTGTATATCAAGGCCGCTTGGGTTGATAGGTCGTCATAACTAATGTAAAGGCTCAAGGTAACAGCTGTCTTTACATCGCCATTACTCCAAATGTCCAAAGGTTGTATATTTCTCATAATTGTTCAATTATAAATGATACTGAAACTACGACTGCGCTTACGTTGGTGTGATTGTTTTGTAATCTAAAGACCAACTTATCTCCAGCTACAGCCGTAAAAGTGTCGGTTGTATTGCTGCGTACACCACTTAATCCCAAGGCGGGGACACTAATCGATAACGCAGTATTGACTCCGTTTTTTGCAACACTAACTTCTAATGATCCGCCAGCACCTTGTTGATTTGAAGTGTGTAAATATAGATTTTTGACTGTTCCTCCAAATGGTATAGTAAACTCGCGGTTATTAAAATTAGTATTGAATGCAAGAGTCCCTGAGGTAACAACACCATAAGTAGTAGTACCTGCTAACACTGTTGCCACAAATGCAGTTCCATAAGCAACCACCCCGTAGGGAGTAGTGGCAAGCAATTCAGATTTTAAAGTTGCCGCTGTAATTGCGTCAACGGTATTGTCCGCGTTAATTCGTATGTAACGAACCGCACTAGGGTTAGGTAGAGTTACTAGTTCAAGCCCCACGGTGGTTGCTCCCAATATTGTTGGAATGCTCTTGGCTACCCAAAGGTCAGGAGTTGTACTTGTGTCAAACACAAGCACGTCGTTGTTGACTGGAGGGGTTGTTATAAGATCCACGTCATGAATTTCATCCAACTCATATCCGTTCTGACAGCGGACATATATCTGCCCGTTACCGGCATTGGCCTTTTCAACTATGCCGACATATACACGGTGTACAGGAGCATAGGTAGGAGTTGAAACGTAGCCGCCTGGGGTAGATCCGCTCAAGTATAGCGTGTCTCCCGCAGCAAAGGCTGCTGTGTTAATTCCCTCAATGACACCCTGGATGATGATGTAACCCTCGCCGCCAGATGCGATGCTAGAGTCGTAAACCATTCCAATGGTCTTGGCCGAAGTTGCGTCTGCGTCAGCCATAGCCAACTTAACGCTCATCCTGTCCCCGCTTGCACCAAAGGCGTAAACCACTTGACCTTTAGTAATTGCGGTTGCTTCACTATTGTGAACGTATGCGAGAAGTTGGTTGGTCACAAGTCCGATGGCTTGGAATGCCGTGCCGTCGTATACTATGGTGATCTCTTGGTCTGTCTTTATATCGCCACTAGATATCTTGACGTCCGTGTTTTTGAATATATCGAACGCGCTTAACGTGTTTATCTCTAAAGTAGAGGCTCCCTGGTTTGCGCTATCGAACTGAATCATGAACGTGTCCCCGGCAGCTAATGCTGTTACTCCAGTAATAGTAGCCTCATAGACACCTGGAGACACTTGAGTCGCAATTCCAGACTTCAAACCGCCTCCTCCACTTGGAGTAAACTCAACCATCTTACCTGTAGAGTCAACACCAAGCGCCCATACAGGAGATGCGTCTGGGAATTTGGCCGGAGTTTGACCGTACTCGTTGAGTCTGGCTTGACCAAGAGTATCTATTTCTAGTTTGTTAGTAGGAAGAGCAATACCAGACTCTTTTGTTGAAACAAAGAACTTAGACGTCTCAGCATCCGCAGCGGAGGTTACCGATGTAGACAAAAACCCTACACCACCCGCGTCAAAAGAGGCTGCAACATCGTTGTTTAAAGTGTATAATATTTGTGCGCCATGATCAACAACTCCACCCCCTAAACGAGTAGCAAACACGTTGAGCGGACTCCTTAAAAGTCTAGTAGCATCCGTATCTGCGTTAAGACTTCCAAATGAGCCGCCAAATGCGCGGGTTGTACTTGTGGCCAAAACATTATTTGTAGTTCCGATAACACCTATTCCGGCAGAACCTCCCTGGCCAAAAATAGCGCCAGAAGTTCTTGACACGGTGCTGTCATTACTTGCATACACACCAAATGTATTTGAGGCTGAGCTAGACTTATTAACAACCCTTATAACTCCATTTGACGCATTTGGAGTCCCGTTCACATTAAACACGCTTACTCCAGTGTCCACAAATCTGTCAACACTAAATTGGTTTCCTGCGAGTATTGAATCAGCCAATGTCAAATAACCAAGTTGGAACGTGTCATTAGCGAGCGCTGTATTTTTATACACGCCCTCATTCCCGTCGTAGGTTGCGCCTAGTCCTGCATTTTGAAACTCTACCTCTCCAGTGGTAGCGTTTTGTAATGTCAAAACTTGTCCGACAGTAGCCGTTCCCGCCAAAACAGCTGGAGTAAAAGTTTTTATTCCATCTACATCAATACCTATTGTGTAAGCATCCGGTGCTAATATGGGGTCAGAATATGATAAAAGTATTTGTGCTACCTCGGCCTTTAATCCAGTACCAATTCCTGAGGGACCAGAAAAGCCAATGTCAGCTGATGCCGCTTGACAGACTACAGTTGCCGCTGAGCCATCGGGTTCTACGTGTTGAATGTAAGATGATCCTTCAGCGGCGTATAATTCAGAGAACCTAGCAGGGTCGGCTAGGTCAAAGTTTTTAAGTATTATCTTACTGGCGTTACTAGAGTTTACTGTAAAGTTTTTCATCTCGTCAAACACCATGTTGTAGGTGTTTGATGCGCCAACTATAGTTGTGTCTTGAATAAGCAGTCCGCCCAGTTGAAAGTTGTTGGGGTCTGGACTTGGAAGTGTTTGTGGTGAAAGACCGTTGTTTACCGTGTAGGTTCCCCCGCCTCCGCCTGGATCAATCTCAACTATGTTACCGCTTCCATCTACTCCTAAAGCCCATACTGGAGAAGCGTCATAAAATGTTCCGTCTCCATAGAAATTAAACTGAACAAGTCCATTTTGTCCATATAAGGTAGTTATATCAATTCTATTTCCAACAAAATCATACGCTTCTGTTACGATATTTGTAGCGTGTAATACAGCAGCTCCTTCTGGTTCACTCCTAGCTGTAATATGACCTGCTATTTTAGGGATTGATCCATTTGCTGGATTAGGAATATAAAAAGTTAGTGAGGTTTTCTTGTCAAACCCAGGAGCAGAGGAAACAGTAGTTCTAGATAGATATAAAACATCTTGCTCCGTATCACTTTTGTTTTCTATATATGAGCCAAATCCTTGATAGATTTCATATCCAAAGTTGCTAGGAGTGTTAATCTGTATACCCGCTGAGGTAGAACCATCTATATTTAACAAGGAGCCACCAAGACCAGATCCATTACCTATAATATTGACCATGCCTTCCGCGCCATAACCAGGCTCAGCTCCGTTGATAAAAAACTTTTTATCATCCACGTCTATCTCTCGATCGACTTGGAATGAAATGGTGCTACCAAACCCAATGGGGGCGCCGAGCATGAACGTGTCGTTGACTAGGGCGGTGTCTTTATAAACACCCTGATCGCCATCGTAAGTTGCGCCTCCGCCATCCGCGCTCAACGTGTCTCCTGTCAACGTAAGGCCATCTCCAATAGTAATCTGTTGGAACACGCCTGTTCCAGGGCTGTAACGACCCACCAAGAATCCACTTGCCATCTCAGACGTCACGACTCCTGAAGTGGTAAATGGGTTGGTAGCAGTCGTAGTCAAAAGACCTGTAGCACCCACGGATGTAACGGTTCCTCCGCCGGTAGCCAACTTCTTCCATACCCTGCCCAAGTTATCTACCGATAGGACGTAAGTAAGGGCGTTGTTTCTGTTATCACTACCGTCTGAAAAAACGTCTGCACCATACTCGTTCAACCAAAGCTGCCCTTTACCTTCCATGATGAGCTTCACCTGCTGTGAACCCCCTTGGAAAATCATCAGTTCAAGATTAGCTGTCTCGTTGTTAACCGTGAAATTGGTAACCTCAGCCGTCAATTGAACCGCCGGAAACAAATCAAGGTTTGGATTTGGGTCATTATTTCTAAATGAGAAATCCATAGCTGTCCGAGCATTTGCCGGAGCGCCATCGTACTTCAAACGCAACAACGAGATGCGATTCGCTAAGACAGGGGCTAGGTTGGGAAGGTTACCCTGCATGGTCAACTCTAGAATCGGCTGATACAAGTCATTGTCCGTTAGCATTTGAACGGTCGGGTTTGGCCTAAATCCAGCCCCGTAATCAGCAAACACAGCAGTACCACCAAGACCTAAGTTAGAAACAGCAAGAGGCTGTCGAGTGTCTTGGTTAACAGTACCCGCCACTCCAAGAACGTACTCCGTTAGTCCGTTTGTAGCGGTTATAACGGTGTCCTCAATAAGAAGTCCCCCAAGGTGGAACAAGAAAGGATCAGCTGGAGCCTCTCCGGGAACCCCACCAAAGGCATGGAGACCGTTCTCTACCGTATAGGTTGGAAAAGTTTGAAGGTTTCCTGTTCCGTCGATGTATTGTAAATCGGTTCCCGCACCAGTCACCGTGAAGCTGCCATTGCTCGTGAGAGGGTTTGGCGTACTTACCGTGAAGGCAGGAGGCATGAAGAGTCCAATAGAACTTATAGTTCCCGTACCCGCCTCAACGTATTCTACGTGGCCCAATGCATCAAGAGCCAACACCCAACCCGTACTTGCTGACGCATAGTCGGGCGTGATTATATCGATATAACTTGCGTTAACAGTTATGGACTGAGAACCCGAAACCAAAGACGATCCGCCCGAATTAATCTCAAGGGAGCCCCCTGGTGAGTTGACTGTAAAGGAGTTATTGTTATTAAATACAAAGTCAAAGTTTCCTCCATCAACCGTGTTGTCTTGAGTCAACACAGAATCAACAATCAAGGTGTCCTGCCATCCTTGAACAAGAGATCCACCAACGCTAGTTACGTCTACACAAAGCTCAGTGCCTTCTGGGAAGGTGTCTGTACCTGCAAGAAGGGTTATACTAAATTGAGCAAACGTTCCTCCGTCAAAGTAACTAGATAGTTGAAATACGCCGTATACCGTTGGGTCTGTTTTACTGAATATGAATATCCAAGAACCGTCCTGTATGATTGGCCAGAAGCCAGTGAAGTCTTGGTTGTTGGCGGTGAAGTAGTTTATTCTAGTATCTGATCCGTCAATCAACAAAGTACCGGGATCAACTCCGTTGCCCGAAGTATATTGAATGGAACACTCTGGCTCGGTGTTACCACACTCGCAACAACCTTTGAATATAGCAGTTACAAGCAGTCGGTAGACTTCCTGTGTCTTTCTGGCTACAACATCAGATGTATCAAACGAAGTTAGAGCGGTAAACGTATTACCTCCAACGTCTGTAATGCTATAGGTCGTGAATGTAAAAGACTCGCCAGCTACCTGCGAAATTGTGATCGTATCATAACGATACGAGATGTAGGCAGGATTCTGATCCATGATCTGGCTCATGCCCCGCACCCATTGATACGGTGGAGTTACACCATACAGGAAAGACACGGTGTCGTTACCCTCTACTTGTATTCGAGTAATTTCAGGAACGCTAACCGGAGTAATCGCCCTAGTATTGTTAACTGCTTGTCTTGTAGCCATTATTTACATTCTTCTTCAGAAGCAAAGGTACAAAACTCGTCGAGACTTTTATACATTTTCGCATACTTAGAAGATGCAAATTTATCGCGCCATTCCATCTTGACACGCGCCCACTCTGGGCCGGTTCGTACAGGCTGCGCCCGCTTTTCTTCCTTGGCGCCCGAAAAGATAAAATCAATGACCGACCTCTTGCTTGGACGCCCGCCCTCCTTGCGCTTGTTCTCTATCATCGTCTTTACCTCCGACAACTTTTCGTGGTTCGCATCTTCGAGCAGCTCCACTAATTGACGCAAGGAAACGCAGCCATCGAGCCTCCCACGGGTTATCGAAACCTTCTCACGAACCGGCGGATCGCTGTCCAAAAACTTGATATCAAACCCAAGTTCGCGCATAGCGAAGGTAAGGGCGAGAATATCCGCCTTGATTTGCGCTGTTCCCCGGTTGGGAACCGAGGGGTAGATAGCGGAGTGCCAGTCAGTTTTTCGATCATCTTCTATCCAAATTGATGTAGTACATATAGCGTAATCACTAGCCCCTCGATCAACCATCACCCAGGCTTCCGGTAACTTGTTTTTCAGTTCCTTAATTAACTCTCTATATTCTCCTAATTCGTGCGGGGTTGGATCCGCTAATTTTAGTTCAATCATATCATTTCGTTGTGGTGCAAATATACTAAAAAAGAAAACCCAAGCCGTTGCCTGGGTTATCCAACAATAAATACTAAATACGTGTATTACCAAAACCGGGGCGAAGGTATGTGCAGATTTTGCATAGACCAAATTATTTTGTATTAATTAAGATTTGTTGTATATTTGTCCCGCAAGTTCGCGCATGTTAGTGCAGTCGGGAGACGAGAACTTTGAGGGCGGGCTGATCACCGCCCTCTGTGTTTTCAGAAGGTATACAAAAACAATCGGGAGAATTTTACTAGGAACGAGGCTTTTTCTTGCTCTTCTTGTAGTGGCCGTAAAGAACCACCATAGACACAGTGCAAGCGAGGAATAGAGAGAAGATACGGAAGGCCCATTCAGCCTGCTCTTGCCATGAAACTACGGCGGCGAAGCTGGTTAACAAAACCGACGCCAATCCATCTACATATCCCTGTCCTGTCATCTCTGTATGATTGATATCATGCTGCATTGCGCTTACAAATATAGTTAATGACTATTGTTCGTCCAGTGGTTTTTTTACATAATCTTCCATGAATTTTTCTAGCTGTGCTTTGTCTGCACTAAAAGAAGCCTTTGCAAAATTGGTTGCCTTTGATTTTACATTCTTGAGATACTCAGCAAAGTCTTTATTATCCATTTTGGCGAGCTTATCGTAATTCTTTTCCAAAGACTTCTTGATATAGCCACCACGGATCTTCGTAAATTGATACGCTTGATCATCAGTTACTTGAACTTCTTTCCCACTCTTGTCTACATAAGTTTCAGGAGCTGTAGCAGTACCGATGGTCTGCTTCTTATCGATGACAAGTTTCCAAAGTTTATCTTCTGGCTTACCTTTTTCGGTGCTGAACATTAAGTCGGTATCGTAAGTAACCTCATCACCTAAGGCATTAATCATGTTGTTGTACTTATCCCTTGCAACAGGAACATCACGTAGCATACGACCTAGGTATGTTTCCTTGATATCCTTCTGTGGGATCTCCATGATTTCAGAAATCTTCTGAGCGGTCTGAGTGTAGATGTTTGGAAGAAGAATAGCTCCAGCTGTTTTCTTGAGTGATTCTCCCACGTTATCAAGTAAGTTCTCATCCTTCTCATCAAACATGGCCGACAAGAAATCCTCGCCGCTTGATAAGAATGTTTGGTCAAGGAATGACCTCATGAGAGCTGTCGTAGCAAAACCGGCCTTAGCGTATCCGTTCTCGGATATGTCCTCTCCTCTATACTTCTCAGCATCATTCAATGCCCCGATGTAAGAAAGGCCAACCATGAATGGAGTTGTCTTGTACGACATCCAAGCAGAGTACTCGCCGGTTATTGGATTCTTAATACGCAATGAATACTGCTGCCAACCTGTTTCTGCAAGCTCCTTATTCTTTTTGTACTCACCAAATCCGTTGGTGGTAATCTCCAGAATCGGCTCGTCATCATCGTCATTTAATTTGGTCAATAGATAAACCGTAGCCATCAAAGCTGTACCCATGGTGGCTTTGATCATAAGCTCGGTCCTGTGCTGAGCGTTCCAGTCCCTTTGAGGTTTGAGACCGGTAATAGTACCTCCCTCTCTAGCCCCTCTAACAAATCCAACTGGCGTGTAATTCAGCGTCTCGTTAGCCACGTTAGAAATTACGTTAACGAATGGGATCACAAATTTAAGCGGTGGAAAATCTCTGGAAGCAGAGTTCATGTAAGTGGAAAGCATTCCAAGCAGTCCAGTTGGCTGGTAGTTGAATGTTCCCCTTGCAGCATAGTCTTTAGCCTCCTGCATGATTTCTTCCGGACGACCCTCTTCAAGAAGTTCGTGGATTCGGAAACGCTCATCTGTACGAGCAAAGTCCATCTGTTTTTTGAACTCTTCTTTGGTTATTTCACCATTGGCAAGCTGTTGATTAAGTTGAGTTTCTTTATCCTTACGTTCTTTTTCTGCCTGAGCAATTGCATTATTCAAAGTCTCATCATTACGATTCAATATCTCAAGAGTCTTGTCACGCAAATCCTTTCGAGACATCCCCTCGTTCTCAGCAGCAGCCTTCTTGTAAGCCATTTGGAATGATCGCATTTGACGAAGACCCTCAAAGGCCACAACGTCTACAGCGGTCATAAGACGACGAACGTATTTCGCGTAGTTAAGTGGGTTGAATTTACCGCCCTTGAACTTAGTTCTTTCAAGAATGGTAGGCGTTTCAGACTTATCGCGAATAGGACTGTATCCTGTTTTCAAGGTATCCAATCCTTCGAAGAATCCCCTCTTCCAACCAACTGCCAGACCTTTTGCAAGCATTCTGCGGCTTGTGTTCTTTTGAGCAGAAGCAGTTATGAATAGCGCTCCTGTATTGTACAAGTTTGCTATCGCGTTAATAGTCTGAGTCTTCCAACCAGAAAGGATGCTTGCCATCCATACAGCCTGAGTTGCGTCAAACCATGAGAAGCCCTTCATGTTCTCCTGGTAGGTCAAAAGATCCTGAACTGCCCTCAACTCCTCACGCTCTGTCTCGGCTTCCTGCACCTTGTTGGCCAAGTCTTGTATATTCTTAGCATCATCAGCGGACAATCCTTCGATACCCAGTGACTCAGCAAGGGCGTCATTAACCATAGCCTCGGTTACCGCACCAAGGTTAGATGCTTCAACCAACTTCTCAAAGGCTTCCTTCTTCTTGGAAGGTTCGCCCTTGCGTGGCATATATCTTTTTATGGCACTTTCCTTTCTTTCCTTTACGATCTTTTCAAATTCTGCTTGCACCTTATCGGCAAGGGCATCAGCCTCCGCCCCAGTCAAACCAGCCTCGTTAACAAACTTATCTACCAGATCTTGCTTGGTAGCTTCAACTTCGGAATAGTGCTTTTTGATCAAGTCACTAATCTTCACGTTCATTTCCTTCAAGCCCTTCTTAACTCCGGCCTCGGTAGCCATGTAAGCCACCAGCTTGTCAAGTTTCTTCTGGGCCTTTACAGCATCTTTGTCAAGCTGCTCCTGGGCCAGAATCGCTTTGTAGTCATTTAGGATTTGATTGAACGCATCATTACCGGTAGCCGCATCGATGGCGTCAGCCATTTCTTGCAACTTCTCTATCTTAGATCTTCTGTCTGGTTGCTTGGGAAGCTGCTGGGACATCATAGTCCCAAACTTCTTTACATTCTTGTCAATCTCTTTCTGTGCAGCCTCCGCGTTCAAACGATCGGTAGCCGCATCATAACTAGACTGTAAGTACTCAGAAACTTTGTCACCAAAGTCTTCAGCCATGCGCTGTGCAAAGTCTGCAAAGTTTCTAGCTCCAGCCTCAATGTGGAACATCGCCACCTCAACCAGTTCGGGCGGAGGAGCCACAGCACTAAACATTTTTCCCTTTAGGCTTTGTCTAGCCTTTTCGTAACGCTCCTTGCTTACGATTTTGTTCTTGGCCCCATACGCAGCAGGGCGCTTAGGCATACGAACCGTGGTTGTAGTCTTCTCTACATCCTTTTCTACAATATTAGCAACCTGTTTAGCCGCATCTTTATTGATGTCGTTTAATTCCTTTTGAATCTTCTTGACATTTGACTTGTATTTAGCCAGCTGTTTCTCGCGAGACTTCTTAATCTGACGAGTAACCGCAAGCACCGCCCCTTCTGGGGTTAGGCGAGCAAACAACGATAATGCTTGAATGGCCTGACCAAAGTCAGTTGCCAATTCAGCAATACTCTCTACAAGCTCAACCGCACGTTGGGTTTCACCGCTTGCTGAGAATCGCTTAATCAATACCTGAGCAAGTGCCACTCTAAATGCCGTGGGCATATTTTTACTTCCTGTAAGGGCAATCTTCTCTGCCTCATCTATTCCAACCGAATCTATAATTCCGTTGGCAGCAGATACCGATAAATCATTAGGAAGAACTTCGTAATTCACACGATCCTCGGAGAAGGCAGCCTTCACGTTGTCCGGGATGTCGTCGTTGTCTTCTACAGACTTGACAAAACCACGTCTCTTGGTAGGCCCAGCCTTTGGTGGCGTCTTAGCCTCGAATGGACTATCTCCTTTAAGGCCGTCTACGCTTACAAATCCATCTTTAATGAACTGCTCCAGCCCTCCGTTATAGAGCATCTCCATGTACTCCTCATAGGACATTTCCTTGGGAGCTGCATTTGGGGATGTTTTTATGGTTACCTTACAGGGTGCTGCCATTAGAACAGTTTTTCTTCGAGAAGTAACAACTTGAATTTATCCTTGCCATCTACGTCTTCAAGCAGGTTCAGCTTGTCGCTGTATTCCGCCACAGACTTGGTCTGGATAAGACGGAACTGCTGCAAGAAGTCAAACGTGCAAAGGTCCATGTTGAAAAGTTTCTTTGATGTTTCTTCGTATGCTTCGTATAGATCGTACTCGATCTTGTAAGCCTCTTCCAGAATTTCCAAAAGTCCAGAGAACTCTACCTGTGGCTTGGCTACGCTTGGGAGCGAAACTGTGATGTTCCAGTCTACCAAGTACTTCTCAATCTTGCCAGCGTGTTCGAGTTCGTCTTGAGACTCGGCAGCGAAGAATTCAGCAGCCTTGAAGTATCCAACACCCTGACACCAGTTGCTGGCGGCACGATAGAAATAAAATGCGTCCATCTCGTCAAGATGACGTGGCGCTAATAGGTCTACTACACCTTTGTCTAAGCTATGAGGTTTCATGTTTTATTACGGGCAACCGTCGGTTTTATCTGTTATCACACCTGCGGATTGCAGTTGTTTGTTAATACTTGAAATATTGTCGTAAATATACTTCAACTTAGGGTCAGACTCCAAAATCTGCTTGTTATCCAGCTTAGATTGTCTGTCTCCCTTGTAGTAATTGTCGATGATGTTTGCAATCGTAGCCTTGATTCCAGTAGGCTTTGCCACCGGAGCCTTTGGTGTTACGCCGAACTCATCCTTGATAATTTCATCGAACTGCTGCTTCTGCTTTGGAGTCAACTCACCGTACCAATCCTGGCTGGTTATGTTGTCTTCTACAGCTGTCTGAGCATCAACTCCGTCAGCAATATCCTGGTCAACAGCGTCCATTGAGTCTCCCATCAATTGCTGAACCTCGGCTGAGGTACGCTTGACCATTGATGGTTGGCCTCTTTTTGTATTTTCAGATGCAACTAGATCTAATACTTGATCCCTAGCCTTAACTGCTTCATCATAAAAATAATTTCCAGGCTCTTTAGTGCCTGTCATTTTCTTGACCCTAGCATTGAATGTGTCGTTGATGAGTTTGATTTTCTCTTCAGAAGACATATTCATAATCTGAATAACATTGGCCTTGGTATATGGTCCGAATTTATTCAGATATTTAGAAGCATATGAAGCAATTTCTCTGTCATTCTTTGTTCCAAAATCCTCTCGCTTAGTTAAAGCGATCATTTTTTTCTCTCCCCACTTCCTATCAATCTCTTCTTGTGAAACAATCTTTGGCAATCTACCCTCAGACAAGTCCTTAGCAATCTCAGCAAGCTCTTGAGCCGTGAATTTGCGCGGGTTCTTACCGTCCGAGCCGGTTTTGATGTTCTCAAACGTATCAAGATCGAAAAGCGATTCCTGACCAGCGAGTTCGCCAAACTTCAATGCCACATCGCGGTACTCCCTTGGGATTACGATGTTCAAGTCGTATGAAACTTCCGGACGATCCGGGAACCTGTACAAACCAATCTTGAAGATATCGCTGGAAATATTCCCCTCGTTATCCTTCAAGAACTCAAACAATCCCTCTGCGCTAACGTCATCCTGAGCCACGTTAATTGAACCAGCGGGAACCACAAGACCTCCGTCCTCATATGTACTACCGTCGAGGTTCAGTGTTGCGCCATCCTCGCTTGTAGCGGTCTTGATGCGGTCAACGGTTTCTGATACATTATCAGAGAACTGTTTCACACTACGAGGAATGCCAATAGAAGCCTGACCTTTTTTACCGAACAACAATCCGCGAACACGAGCAGCATCTGCCTGCATTGACTTAGGAAGAACCTTGGTCATCGTATCGTACTCCTCAGGAGTAATGTCGCGCTTGAATTCGTTATCCTCGTCCTTGTTCTCGGTAACCTGACCGTTCATGTATACGCTATCCGCAAGCTGGTATTCCTTGCTTGAGAACTTCTTCTTAGAAGACATGATATCACGCACCTCGGAGGCAATAGACTCAAGCTCTTGCTTGGCCTGTTCGCTCTGCTGGCTTGGGAATGGAATACGCTCCATGCCCTTCTCGGCGTTGGATGTAAATGAATCCGGCTTCTCTTTAGTTGGCTTGAGTGGAACTAGGGCATCTGCACGAAACTCTGGGAGTTCACCAGCTGGCTTGCCTGTTCTGCTGTAGGACCACTCTCCGACGATCATCTCATAGCCGTTCTTCTTGGCCATGTCTGCGATTTCACGCTTCACAGCCTCACCACGGAATGGAGTGCCTTGTGGAATTTTAGCCTCCGCCTTCTCGCCGTATCCAAGTGGATCGGAGTCGATCGGATAAACCTTGGCCTTAGGAACACGCACGGCATACTTCTCTCCACCTACCATTCTCTCTCCATCCTCTGGACGAGTGTAGTAGGAAGCAACTCCATACTGAAGACCTTTCTCTTCCCTTGCAGTTCTAAGTGAGGTGTACTTCGTGCTGTCGATGCCCTTTCTGATCGATGCTTCCGGGGCTGACGAGACGTGGAAGAATACGTAATCGTTCTTGTCTTCTGTCAGACCTGATTCGTAGTAGGTATCCTTTACAAGATTGCTTCCGCGCTTGATGCCCTTGGACGGCTGAACTGTTGGAGCAGTTTCTTCATCTATATCTACCTCATCTATAGTTTCACCTTGCTCAGAATCTTTGATCGTGTAATTAAATGAGTTGCCTGAGTTTTTCCACTTTTCGTATGTTTTGTTTGCAGCATCCTCATAACTTATACCCTGGATTGGCTTGGTAACCCCAAGTTTTTTGTATAGGTTTTTCTCGAAATACCACAATATAGCCTGGATATCAGCTATGGTAACATTTATTCCAGATCGCTTTAATTTCTTTTGCGTTTCAATAAATGCGTCATACATGAATTGACGATCTTTAGCTCCAAAAGGAGCATCGTTCAATTCTACATATAATTTCTTGTAAAGAGTATTAGCAGCTTTTTCAGCTGGAGTACCTTTCTTGTATCCCTTATCTTCATAAGTATCGTGATCTTGAACGATCCTGGCTAACACCTCTTCTTCTGAAGCATCTTTTAATCCAGCAATTTCGCGATATCTATCTATACCTAACGCTTCTCCTTTTTTGTTGTAACCTCTGGTTATTTGAGGAATAAGAGTGCCTCGATATCTATTGAATGTTCGAGACCACCATCTGTCAAGGGTTGGATACTGTTCCATGCCGCTTAGGTTGGCGTAGAACATCCCGAGTTTAGGGCCAAAAATAGAAGCTGCCAAAGGAACCTTGAAAGAAGCTGGCCACTTCGTGTCAAGTTTCTCAAGACCCTGGGCTTTTCTTTGTTGATTTAATTCAGATATCGACCCTATGGTCAACAATTCTTTTTTAATAGCTTGAATATCGCCATTGTATTTATCAAGCAGTGTCTGGATGTTGTTAAAGTTAACTAGGTAAGATTCCGCACGTTGAGCCTTTGCTGCTGTAGGCATCTTGCCTGTTTCCTTGTAATTCTTGTACGCCAAACTAGCTTGCTGGAAGTTTTGCATAACCTCAGTTCCATCTGAAGTTATAGCAACCAACATCGTAAAGAGATCTCTTGCATTTTGATCATCTTTCATTTCTGGGAAAACCGCAGCCATCGCATCAAGTCCTTTTTGGAACTTTTCACCATACCAACCCTTACCGCTGTTTTCACCAAACTCTTCCACAAAAAATCTAACCTCATCAGCCATGAAAGATGATATCGCCTTTAAAGCCTTTTCAGATCTGTCCTCTCTGGATATAATCCCATACAACTCTCTTGATCTTTTCTCAAGGGCCTCTCCAATCTTTCTAGTGGTATTGACACCTTTTTTCAGTCCATACTTAACAAGGCTTTCCTTGCCTTTAGCGATGCTAACTGCTCTTTTTTGAGCGCCAACTTTATCCTGGAACTTACCCACATTCTCCTTCCCAACAATATCACTCAGCTTGCCGCCTTCATTCAGTGCCTTTGACAACTGATCAGCCAAACGCTTCACTTCCATTCGTGGAGAGTTTACCGCAATAGCCTTCAGTCCAAGCATCTTGGCCAGCTTGTTCATGAACTCGATGAACTTCTCACGGAAGCTCGGCTCGAATGTATCGATGTCAATATCCCCGGCAGCTACACGAGCCATAGTTTCTACTACGGTTTCGTCTTCGATTGCTGAAGGACCTTGCTCTTGGTAGTATTCAGAAGAAGCGACAGCCTCAGCAGCCTCAGCCACTCCAGCGTTCTTAACAGCCTCTGCTTTCAGACCATCAACAATGGCGCTGTATAGTTTCGGGTTGGTATTGCGAATGATGTTTACCACTGGGTGGATACCCTCGTGGAATGCGATCGTCTTACCTTCCGCGCCCTTGATTCTCTCCTTGTTGAGGTAAATCTTACCAGTGTTATTATCTACTAAGAATATACCGTCAGCACCACCCTCGAAGTTACGTTGCTTACCCTTTTCTTCAAATGATTTAGGATCGAGAACCTCAACTCCGATGTTTGCCTCTCCAAGGAAACTAGCCACCTTCTCAGCGGCAATCTCTCCGTCGGATGTTTCAAACATCTTTGCCAGACGCTCACGGCGGCTAGGCTTGACGGTTGGTTCGGCTGTGACTTCGGGAGTTACTTCTTCTTGTGCTTGAAGAACTCCACCTGTTTCAACCGCTTCTGCGCTTGGGACTTCGACAGGTTGGGCTGCGACAGGTTCTTGCCCTTCTCGGACTTGACTTGGTATCCCTTGGATGTTTTCTTGATCACGTGCTTCTGTTTTTGTTTCGGCAGTTCCTTCGAGTGTACGAATGTCCTGCTCTAATTGTTTTTGAACGCTTGCAATTTGCTGACGAGTCATCATCCGGTTTGGATCGGACTTCATGTCGGTCAACTCCTTGTACTTCTTATATAGATAGTTTGACGCAGCCTGCTTTACAGACTGAGCCACAGGCAATCCTTGTTCTGTTCTTTCCACCGCGAATGGAACCATTGGCTTCATGTCACCGAGGAATGTATCGAGTTCGCTTACACCCTTTTCCTCGCGCTGCTTTTGAAGTTCTACGATCTCCTGGTCGCGCTCGTCCTCTTGCACCGGGAACTCTTCACCCTCCATAGACTTGTTGAACTCGTCTTCGATGGCCTTGAGCTTTGCGTCCTTGGCCTTCTGCTTATCCTGCTCCATTTGAATGGAGAACATCTCGTTCACCTCATCCTCAAGTCTCTTAATCTCGGCATCTTTTCTTTCATCAGGAATACGCAGTTCTTTCATACGCTCCTGCTCCTTCTTCATCACCTCAATCTGTTGGGCCAAGGCAAGAGCTTGGTTCTGTTCCTCACGTCCCATTTGATTCCAAGCACTATGAGAACTCATAGACTCATAAATCACAACAGCCTCTTCTATGTTGCTTAGGTCTACTTTGTTTATTTTATCAGAAGCAGTACCTTTCATTTTTTCGTGAGGACGTCTCTCAACGATTTCCCGCATGACCTCCGCCTGAACTGGACTCTTTTGAGTTGGACGAGAAAATACGGCTGACATACCAGGACCAGCTATAAATCCACCAAGAATGGCGTCAGTGTAAGCCTCCGGATTAAATGTATCGTTGAAATATTCGCGTTCACCTATTAGGTTGATTGCTTCCTTAGTAATGTCTTCTGCGCTTTGACTAATAACTTCTTCTCCCGCTTCTTTTGTACCAACCTTACCGTATGATCCAATTGACCCAGGAGCCGCCCTTAATATGCCTTGTACAGATGTTTTCAGGGCTTCTTTAGCTGGTAAACCCTTCCCTATTCCAGACTTGAAGCCTTGCCAAATACTAGCTCTAGCAGCTCCCGCTTCAAGATACTTAAAATCAGGAATCATCAACTCTAATGCCGACTGTTGAGCTGCTAAATAAGTTCCAGCCCAAGCCGCGTCTTCAGGAGACATACCAGCGTCTAATGCCTCTTGGTAATAGTTACCTTCTGCGGTTAAAAATCCTGTTCCAAATTGCGATGCAAGTCTGCCTATTTTTGTCGCTCCACCAGCAGCTCCTCCAAGTGCAAGCACTCCAGCAGAACCTATTGCGTTACCACCAATAACAGCTAAACGAGCGGAAAATGGTAGGTCAGACATCCTCTTCCCCGCAGGTAATGGTGCGCCAAAATCTTCCTCTAAGGTTCTTTCAGCCCCCATGACGCTATCGTACATCTTGTCAAAAACATCATAGTCTGTATCGCCAGTAAGATCACCAAAAACTTTGGCTACTTTATACGGACTCAACGCTAGGTCTACACTAGCGTCTCCGAGTTTTTTAAAGAACTCGACCGTCTTACCGTCTCCTGCCTGTATCGCCTCAAACCTTTTCCTCTTGCCTTCTTCAATTTGCGATTCCTCTCCTGCTATTTTGCCGTACTGTAGCGCGTTTTGACTATACGTAGCAGCGATACCCCTTATGTTATTTTTGATATCAGCGTACTCACCGTACATATAATTCAACCGGCTCTTGTCCGATGGAGTAACGGCCATCTTTTCAAGTTCATCAATATTGCGAGCAAGCAAATCCAACCTAGAGTAGTTAGAATCGTAAGCCTTGTCTATCGCCTCAAGCTCAATTTGTCTCAAAAAACTTTCATCCTCTGAGATTCTATCTTTCTTGCTTTTTGATTTTAACTGGTTGTATTTAGACTCGTAATACTCACCCTTGTTTGGGTCAACTGACTTGACGTATTGAAGGTAGTCCTTAGTTATATCAGAGGCGTACTCTTCAGACTCACCGCGAGTCGGCATTTGAAATACTTCTTTTTCAAGGACATTTCGATTAAACTGATCGTCTGCGGCTTTGGTTTCTAATCTTTTTACACCTTTTGCCGCTGCCTCTTTTTTCGCTATCTCAACAGGACTTTCAATTACAGGAACCTTGGTAGCATCAGCCTTTTCAGCTACATCAACCTCAAAGTATTTTGACTGAGGTTTAGTCTGCTGCTTTTCTTTAACAGGTTTTTCTTCAGCCCTGTATGGAACCTCTATTGCAGACTTGGTTATCTTCTCAGTTAGCTTCTGCCCAAAACTCGGCGCAGAAGGCTTGCCAGGCTGCTCTGAACCTGTTGTAGTAGGTTCTTTTTTTTTTGAACCAGCGAAATACTCGCTATAGAAATCATCCGCACCCTTTGTGGTTAAACCATTGTCAGTCATAAACTTATGAAGTTCAGCTGACTTTTGTGGGTTAGAATATTCAGATACAAAAGTGGCCTCATCCTTTTGGGTGAGACCATTGTCCTTCATGAATTTGTATATAGGGTTGATTTCCATTAGAATCCTCCTTGTGGTACGCCTGTAAATGTTTTTCCGGTAGCAGAACTAGTACTTGATGTCCTGGTTCTAAACTCGTCAAAGATATTGGGATATCCTTGAGCATCAAAGTTACCTTTGTTTTTATTGTAATCGATTTCTACTTGAATTTGCTTAGCGAGTTTGGTTCCATCTAATTGAACCTCTTCAATAGTTCCGTAACCCACAGCCGCCACAGCTCCTCCAGGCTTCAGATAAAAACCGTCAGCCGGAACGAAATTCATTACAGGATTTCCGTTAACATCGTATACGTAAACAGGCTTTGTTTTACCAAGGGCTATCTTGTTAACGCTATAAGACTGATCCCATTTTGGATCAGTTTCTTTGCTTTGACCAGTAATCAAAACATCTGGTTCTTTTTTGGTTCCGCCGCTACCGCTACCTCCACCGCCACTTCCACCTCTCTTTACTTTACTTGGCTGATAAAGACTATTAAATATAGAAACGGCCTCATTAATAAGGTCGTCTTCGGTTTTGTATTTACCACTTCCCATAAGCGCCTCGTAGTCATCCATACCCGCTTGGTCGGCAAAATAAATAGAAACCAGGTTCTTAAAGTCTTCCTCAGTTTTTTGAGTTATATCGTACCCACCCTGAGTCAGTTTTTGCTCTTCCATTTTATTGGTAAGATCAGAAACGATATCTACAAGGTCTACATTTTTAAGATATGGATTACCTTCCTGACGCATTTTAGCCCTTTCAACCGGGCTTAAATTAGGATCTGCATATTGCTTAAACCATTCTGTAGCATGGCCCTGATCCCAAGTTTTACCAGCATCTTCATTGATGTTGAATGTGTTCTTGTCCCACCATTCCTTATTGGCCTTAGCTGCGTTAGTTTCTCGGACAAGTTCTGATTGTAGCTTATTGAGTTCCTTCATCTCGCTTGGAGGAAGGTTGTACGGGTCGTATCCCTGCTCCTTTAGACCAATAACATAATTGTTATAAACCTCGGCTTTTTCTCTAACCTTCTCAAAGTCAATATTCCATACATCAGGATTTTCCTCAAGCATGGAATTCCATGCGTTGGCCTTTTGTTGAGCCTCTTTCTTTTTCAGTTTTTCGTTTTCACGAATATCCTTTAGCCATTGATTTGTATTCTCTAGTGTAGAGCTTACATCCTCAGCATAGGCCGCACCCCTTCCTGAACCCGGCATATTGCCAGATTCTCCTGTATAAACTATTGCCGCACTTGGTACTCCCATTTTAATTTATTTTTTATCCTGGAATCCACGTTTGTAAATTAGGATCATAGTATCCACCTCCAAACGATCCCCCTATTTGACCTTGCCAATTAGCTCCCATTCCAGAACCGCCGGCTGGATTGCCGTAATTACCGAACTGACTTGCCTGCATAGAAGTGGCATTTGTTATAGCATTTGCAGCGGCATTAGCTTGAACACCTGGCATTGCACCGGTCATCCCTCCTCCTCCGCCTCCGCCACCAAAACCACCAATCAAAGTTCCAGCAACATTTCCAAATGCATCAAACATATTGTTAGATTCTTGATACCTCTTCTCGCGAAGGGCAGAAATCGCTGCTGACGTTCTCAAAAAAGGATTCAATTCATTCTGTTCATACATGGT